GCGGGTTATTTTTACGGCGGTAGCCGCAAGATCGCCGTCATCCACCGCAAGGATCACTGCGACATGCTTGTCACCATGCCTTTTGAGGACTTTGCCGCTCTCGTGCGCCACTCCGACTTTCCCATCCAACCAAAAACACCAAACCCACATACACAAAATGAATAAAACCCTAACCACACCCGCGGGCGTCGCTCGCTATCCCAGACTCAACTCGCCTGACACCAAGTTCAGCGAGGAGGGCCAATACAAAGTAGACCTCGAAATGTCCGCCGAAGACGCGGAGCCGTTTCTCAAAAATATCGAGGCCATGTTCTCGGAGTTCGTCGCCGACAAAAAACGCGAACTGAAAAAGGACACGCTCAAAATTCACGCAGCGCCATGGTCCGAGAACGACGGACTGGTGCAGCTCAAGCTCAAGGTCAAGGCGACCGGCAAGAGCAAGGACGGCGAGACCTACACGCGCCAGCCCAAGCTGTTCGACGCGGCCGGTCAGATCACCAACGAAAACATCGGCGGCGGGAGCAAGCTCAAGGTCGCTGTGGTTCCATACTTTTGGTACACCGCGTCGCTCGGCGCCGGAATCACCTTGCAGCCCAAGGCGGTCCAGATTCTGGATCTCGTCACTTGGAGCAGCGGCGGCACTGCCGAGGCTTACGGCTTCGAGGTAACTGAGGCGCCTCGCGCATCGGTCAAAACCGGAACCAACAACGAAGAGGTCGAGTGGTAGCCATGGCAACCACTGCACGCAAAAGGGGGGCGGCAAAACGCCGCTCCCCTTCGGCCAAGGCCACGGAGCCTGCGCCGGAGCGCCTGACCGCGGACGGTCGCAAACTTGTACGTCTGGAGAAGCTGAAAGCGCACCAGAAGTATATCCTCAAGGACGGCACGCAAGTGGTCGGTGCTTCGACCATCTCCAAGATCGGCGATGACCAGAGCAACTTGATCCACTGGGCATGGGGTCTCGGCAACAAAAACCAAGACTACCGCAAGGTGCGCGACCGCGCGGCCGACATCGGGACGATCACGCACTTCTTAATCGAATGCTTCTTCCACGGTTGGGTGGCTGATCTCTCCGAGTTCGCACCGGCCGACGTCGAGAAGGCGGGCGTCGCGTTCAATAACTTCCTGTCGTTCTGGAACGAGCAGGGTCTCACGGTGCTGGAACCGGAAGTGCAGCTCGTCAGCGAGCAACACTTGTTTGGCGGCACGATTGACGCGCCGTCCGTAGACAAGGAAGGCCGCGTCGTGTTGCTCGACTGGAAGACATCGAGCGGCATCTACCTGTCGCAAAAGCTGCAGCTCGCAGCCTATGAGCGCCTATGGAATGAGAACCGGCCGGAGCAACGTGTTCAGCGCCGCGCCGTCGTTCGCATCGGCAAGGAGAAGGCAAACGATCACAGCATCGAGTGGATGTTTTCTTCGGACAACGAGTGGGAGCTTTTCGAGGCCCGCCTCAACCTTCACTACAAAACGCTTCGCTACAAGAAAGCCGCCTGATGAAAACAGCAAAGGAGACACTCGACGCTGCCTCGTCCGCCGTTTGCGGAGCGCGCAACGAAGACTACGGCCCGCCCGACGATGACTTCGCAACACAGGCCGCGATGATCAGCGCATACCTGACACGCAGCAATGGTTACACCGTTCAAGTGACGGCCGGTGACATCGCTGCGCTGATGATCTGCGTGAAAATCGCGCGCCAAGCTCACCGTCCAAAGCAAGACAACTGGATCGACGTTGCTGGCTACGCTGCGTGCGGCGCCGAGTGCAACGCCAAAGCCTGATGCCGCGCAGAAAATACATAGCGATCATTCGCCGAAAGTTGGGCCGCGAGAAAGCTGACGGCATGACTCTCGGCGATGGCCGCGTGTATATCGACCCGCGGCAAAGCGGTGTTGATGAAATGGACACCATTGTCCATGAGCTGCTCCACGACGTCTTCCCTCACCTAAGCGAAGAAGCTGTCGCCGAAGCTGCCGGAGTTATATCGCGCAGCATGTGGCGCGACAAATGGAGGAGGGTCATGGAATGAGCGACGTCGTCCTTAAACCCTTTCGCCTTACCACGCTGATGGAGGCCATCAAAATCGCCGAGCTGCGCTGGCTCGAAGCGCGGGTCATGAAGCTGAACGCGGCTACAACCTACGACTCGGACTACTGCGAGATCATGGCGCGCGACATCGGCGGCATTCTCGCCGAGATCGTTGTCGGCCGCAGGTTCGACAAAACCTATTTGCCTGCGACGAATAGCTTCCACAAGCGCGCCGACGTGGGCGACGACATCGAGGTTCGCAGCACGGTCCACCTTAACGGCGCCCTGATCGTGCGCGACAACGACGATCCGGCGAGGCGCTATGTGCTGGTGGTGTGCGACCCGATGAAGGGCTTCATGATCCGCGGCTGGGCATACGGCCACGAAGCCAAGCAGCCTCAGTGGCTTGAGACCGGCAACGGACGACCGGCTTACTGGTATCGAGGGCCGCTGCGTTCGTTCGAGGAAATGGCCATCAATCTATGACTAGCGCAATCCTCATCGCCTTGGTCGGCCTGCTCTACTTCGCCGTAGCCATCGATCAATTTTGCATACAGCACAACTTTTGGGCCGGTGTGGTCTGGTTTGGCTACAGCGTCAGCCAGATCGGCCTTTGGCACATGACCATCCGGCCATAATTCATGAGTAAATACGATATTATGACACCGGAAATCGCCGAGATCGACAAGACGATTGCTCTGCTGAAAACGCAGCGCACCAAACTTGTCGCCGCGGCAGCAAAGAAGAAAGCGGATGCGTTGTGCGCGGAGATGCGCAAACGCAAGCAATCCAAATGAATTTTCTGATGGCAAAAGCGGGTTCGTGCAGGCGCGCATGGTGGTGTGCGCCTCGGAGCAAGCCGGTATGCCCAGCCCCACGGAGCACGACCAGTGGGGCGCCATCAAACTTTAGAGCGTCAGGGGAAAGCGGCGGACGTTGTGGTCTGGTCATTTCATTACCCCGCTCCTGTAACCGCATAAAACAGGAGCCGCTCTACTTTTTCTCATGATTAGCTGGTCGCCATATCCAATGCGCGCCGAAGTGGCCGGTGTCGGCACCGCGTGGCTTCTTTATGTGCAGCCGCAGGGCGGCATGGCGAACGATATCTGGACGTTTGTGCCGGAGTCCACCGGCCAGCCGCTGCACGTCCGCAGCGACCAGTTCCATTTTTCAGAGAATCCGACTTTAGACATAAGCAATTTGGGCGCTGACTCGGCATAAACCAACAACGGCTCTGGGGAGAGCCGCGCGTCAACCAGTCAGCGCCCATTACATTTTAGAGGGGAGAGCGCAGCGGAGCCTGCGCAGAGGGAGTGAACGAACAGAAACAACGGTTTCAGCCGTCTGAGCATCCGATTATGAAGATCGACACCGATCTTCTGAGCAAACTCGGACCAGAGGACGGCTGGACATACTTAAAAACCCGCGAGGAATTGATCGCCCGCGAGAAGGCCGACCCATTCCGCTACGGCTACGAGCCTCCGGTATGGAAAAGGGCCAGCGAACTCCTCGAAAAACATAGAGAGCTGCTTGTCCTTGGCGGAAACCGCAGCGGAAAAACGGAATGGGCCGCGAAGGAGATCATCAAAACGATGTATAACAAGGCCGGAGCCGTCGTCTGGTGCTTCGCCGAGACCTCCGCGACCAGCATCGAGTCGCAGCAGCCGCGTTTGTGGAAATTTATGCCGCCGGAATGGCGGACGGCGCGGAAGAGTTCCGTCACTTCAATAAGCTTCACTATTAAAAATGGCTTCTCAGAGGCCAAGTTCGTCGCTCCAAACGCGTCAGTCTGTATTTTTAAAAATTACGCGCAAGATTTGAGTGTCATAGAAGGTGCGGAGCTGGATATGGCCTACTGCGACGAATTAGTCGGTCTTTCGCTCATTGAGACGTTGCGATTCCGTCTGCTGGACCGCAATGGCAAGCTCGCCGTGACGTTTACGCCGGTCCAAGGCTACAGTCCGACTGTCGCGTCGTATCTCAACGGCGCCAAGACCATCGAAGAGGCCGACGCCGAGCTGCTGCCGTTGCACAAGGAAGAGAATGGCCAGAAACTTGTCACCGGCTACGAAAAGGTGCCGCTCCTGCAGGTGTCTACGCGCAACCGGCCGATCTTGTATTTCCACACGAAGGCAAATCCATGGGCCGGATGGTCGCGCATGCGCAGGGAGCTGCAGAATGAGACCAAGGAAAAGATTTTATGCCGCGCCTATGGTGTGCCGACCAAGGCCATCTCCGGCCGCTTCCCATTATTCAACGAGAAGGTCCACGTCATCAGGCACAGCGACGTGCCGGAGGGCACGCGGTATCACTGGGTCGATCCGGCCAGCGGTAGAAACTGGTTTCAGCTCTGGTCCGTCCACGACTCGGCCGGTCGCTGCATCATTTACCGCGAATGGCCAAGCATGGACGACTACATCCCATCGATCGGATATGCCGGAGAGTGGGCGCTGCCGGACGGCAAGAAGATGGACGGCAAAGCGGGACCGGCGCAGAGCGACTTCGGCTTTGGCTTGGAGCGCTACGTCGAGGAGATCAAGCGCGTCGAGAACGGCGAGAAGATCTTCGAGAGATACATGGACAGCCGCTTCGGCAACGCGCCGACGCTCGCGCGGGAGATGCCGACAACCCTGATCGATGAGATGGGCGAGCTGGGTGTGGATTTCCTCGCCGCACCGGCCGACTCGATTGACGAGGGCATCGCCATGGTCAACTCCATGCTGCACTACAACCCTGAGCAGCCGGTGAACGCACTCAACCAGCCGAAGCTCTACATCTCGGAGCGCTGCAAGAACACGATCTATGCGCTGGCGACCTATACCGGAGCGGACGGCAAGAAGGGAGCGACGAAAGATCCGGTTGACTGCGTGAAATTCATCGCGCTCTCCGGCGCCGGAAACGTGGACGGCGAGACACTCATGTCCCGCGGAGGAGGAAGCTACTAATGGCTCCCACTGGCATAGTTCCCCCACCCCCGCGCGTCCGCCCATGGCGAGGCCGCAGCAAAGAGCCGCCGCGTTGTGGCGTGTGTTCCAAGCAGCTTCGTATCGAGGACATCCACGGAGTTGACGAACAACTCGGCCCCATATGCCGCGAGTGCGGCCCGCATGTCGTCGCCGCCAACAACGTCATGTATCCCTTCTGGATATAACCATTCGCCATTCGCAAACCCCGAACACAAACAGCTTAAAAATTATGCTATTCACGCAAAAAACCAAAACCATACCGGTGGACCGCTATGCCGTGTCCGACAACTACGACCCCAAAGGCGCTCTCGCTTTCAGCCGCGAGCAGGCGCCCAATGCCTACTTGGCTGTGATGACGGAGCTGCAGGACCGCATCGCCGACGCCGTCACGCTGTGCAGCACGATGGCAACCGCGAAGGAATCCGGCTATCTCGCGCACGCCGCCGGTCAGCTCTGCGCGCTGCAGGAGTTCTGGGACGCGCTCGAAGCACGCCGCGCTGAATCGCATCGGGTCGAGTAATGTCAAAAAGTGCATACAGTTTGTGACAAGTGATGCGTTTACTATCCAAGCTGAGTAAAAATACTACTGGACATCTGTTCAGTATTACCGAATACTAGATATATCAACGTGGAGTGGCGCCCTCATGGCGCTGGGTGTTGATCGGACTGAGCGACGAACGCTCTGGCACCATCTTGGGAGGTTTAGACCATGGCGGAAGGGAAAGTGGCGTCGAACGACGCTGATGTAGATGTAGTTTCACTAGCTATTCAGGAGCTGTCTGGCGGCATGCCGGAGCAGAAGCTGGAAGAAGTGAAGTCGGCGGATGACGCCGAAGATCTTTTACAAGACGAGACAAACGAAGAGGAGACCGAGGAGAACACCGAGGAAACCTCCGAAGAGGACAGCACAGAAGAGTCTGGCGACTCGGAAGATTCCGAAGACAGCGAAGACGAGGCAGGCGAAGCGCCGTCACCGGACAACGTCCAGAAGCGCATCAACAAGCTGACGGCGCAAAAGAAAGCCGCAGCCGAAGAAGCCGCATCCGTCAAATCGCAGTTCGAGGAAGCGCAAAAGCGACTTCAAGAGCTGGAATCGCAGGTCAATGAGGCTTCGCGCCCGATCCTGCAGCCTAGCGCGGAGAACCCGCTCGCCGACGTCGATACCGCTGAAGCGCTTGATGCGAAAATCAAGAGCGCTCAGGAGGTTCGCCGCTGGGCGCTGCGCAACACAGATGGCGCTACGGTCAAACGGCCGGACGGCACCGAGGTCTACGTTGACGCCGATGAGGTAAAAAACTACCTGATTCGCGCAGACGACGTTTTGACGGTGCATGCCCCCGCCCGACGCGAATGGCTCTCTCAGAGGCAGCCAGCAGTCGAAGCGGCCAAGAATCTGTTTCCTGATCTCTTCAAGAAAGGCAGCGCGCTCAACCAAGCGTACCAAGCCACGATCAAGCAGGCGCCGGAGCTATTGAGGCTCCCGCAAAATGAATACTGGGTCGGCTTGGCGCTCTACGGTGAGCAGCAGCTCATGGCCAAGCAGGCAGCGTCGAACGCTAAAGCCGCCGCGTCGAAGAAAGTCTCGTCTAATAAGATCGCAAAGACACCTACCCCAGCGAATCCGATTAGCGCACCGAAAACTTCTACCAAAGGCGCCGTTTCTAAAGCGGCAAAGGACAGAGTTATGTCGAGCGGCAGGATCGATGATCTTGCCGATTACGTCTCGGAAGCTCTGTTTAGTTAACAAACCTCACACTAGAAAGAAAAACTTACTATGGCAGCTCCCGCGGGACAATTGTTCCCCTCAGTTGGAAATAGGGAGGACATCCTTGATGTTCTTACCTACGTCGATAACAAAAACACACCCATCTCTTCGAGCATTGCTCGCGTAGGTGCGGACATCACTAATCCTTCGGTTTACAGCTATTTGGCCGATTCTTACAGCGCTCCGTCTACTGACGGCGTTGTTGATTCCTCCGATGTGACCGACTTCTCGGACGCAGCCGCAAACCGCGTTCTTCTCAGCGCTCGCGCTCAGAAAATTCGCCGCACTGCCCGCGTGTCGGACTTCCAAGCGAACCTCGCTGACGTTGCCGCCATCGGCCGTCGCAAAGAATTTTCCAAGGCCATCGCCAAGACGATCTTGGAAGTCAAACGTGACGTCGAAGCGACCATCAGCTCGGACAACGAATCCGTCGAAGGCTCCGGCAGCGTGGCTTATAAAACTCGCGGCTTGGGCAAGTGGATCGCAACGGCCGGTTCTCAAACCGACCTTCCGGTTCCGACATCGCAGGCGACTCCTTCTGCCAGCATCAACTCGACCGCGACCGCGTCTCTCACCGAGAGCGCCCTGCAGAACGTCTTGCAGAGCATCTATGAGCAGACTGGTTCACAGGATCGCTTGGTCTTGGTTGCTGGCCCTTCCCTGAAGAAAGCCATCACTAACTTCACGCGCTTCACCGTCAACAGCACCTCGAACGTGTTCAACCTCCGTCAGACGGCGCAAGCCGCCAGCTCGGATCGTCTCGTCTCTAATATTAGTTTTTATGAGGGAGATTTTTCGACGCTCGAAATCGTGAGTAGCCTATTTTTGGCTGCCAACGCTTCGACCGACGCCGAGAAGTATGCTCGCGGTTACATCATGTCGCCTGAGAGCGTCATGCTTCGCTACGGCCGCAAGCCGCGCTTCCAAGAGCTGCAAGACAGCGGTGGCGGACCTCGCGGTCTCGTCGATTGCATCGTGTCGCTCGCGGTTATGTCGCCCAAAAATATGGGCAAGTTCTCCGCGACTGCCTAAGTCAAACTCTTAACAACTAACTAGAGAAACCTAATAACATGAAAGTGTTTGAACTTCCCGCAGAAACCAAAGCCGCAACCGGCTACACGCACAAAGTCGTCCTCGATCACACCGATCTGACGACCGCCGCCGACAACACCGCGCAGACGATCACCCTGATCACTCTGCCCGCCGACAGCATCGTCACTGACGCCGCGACCCACTTGGTCACGTCGTTCCAGTTGACTGGCACGACCGCGTACAACAGCAACACGATTGTTGTTGGCGTCAGCGGCACGACCGATCAGTTGATCGCTTCCCAGCAGATCAACACCAACGGCACTCCGGTGACGACCCGCCGCTTCAACAGCACTACCCCTGTTGCTTATACGGCGAGCACCCCGATCATCGCTACCGTTGCCTCGATGGCCTCGTATGACCTCTTGGAATTGAACGCTGGAGAGATCCACGTCTTCCTCGCGGTCAACGACCTCAACAAGCTCTAAGAGCGTCTTAACACACTGTCGCCGAAACGCCTAGCGGGTCGGCGGCAGCAGTTAGGATGTCAGATCAAATATTCTCCGATCTGGTCGGAGACATGGATGACGAGCTGGCTCACCTTGTCAAAGAGGAGCTGCAGACAGGATGGCGCGCACAACAAGTGATGGCCGCTATCGAAGCTCGCAAAGCCAA